TCGTCAAATATTGTTACTTACTCAGTTCAGGCAATTAATAACAATACGGGTGTAAAACTTCAAGTATTACAACAACCATTTGTGTCTATTTATACAGCAAATAGATCATCTGACCCATATCTTTATTCAGAAAAAACGGATGTTCAATGGCAATTAGTTACAAGTACGGCAACTACTATTGCGGCTGGCGTTATTATTGCTGGCAAACTTATTTCTAACGGATCATAATGTGGCTACAAAGAAAAAAGGACCTTCCCTTGCAGTTGGACGTGGAGAAAAACTTTCTGTTTCGAAGGGAGCCGGACTTACCGCCAAAGGCAGAGCTAAATATAATGCAGCAACTGGATCACATCTTAAAGCACCTCAACCAGAAGGTGGTCCACGTAAGAAATCTTTTTGTGCAAGAATGAGCGGTATGCCAGGACCGATGAAAGACGAGAATGGCAAACCAACACGTAAAGCAGCAAGTTTAAAACGGTGGAAATGTTAACATGGATCACTCATCAAAAACTATAGTAGATGCAATATCAGTTATGACCGTTTTGGGTACCTTAATGAATATATTGCCAGCGGTAGCCGCTTTGTTTACAATAGTTTGGACAGCAATACGTATATATGAAACAGATACAATACAAAAATTGTTAAGAAAAAAAGATGCCGAGCACAAGTAAAAAACAACATAACTTTATGGAAGCAATTGCTCATAACAAAGCTTTTGCTAAAAAAGTAGGAGTACCGCAGTCAGTAGGAGAAGATTTTTCTAAAGCTGATAAAGGTAAAAAGTTTGCAGCGGGCGGTATTAATATGATTAACAAAGATATAACTAGGCATGGTAGAGTTTTAGGAGCACCCAAAAATGTTCCTGAAGTTGACTTATCAAAATATACTGGGAAAAAAGAAGGCGGAATTATGAAAAAAGAATCAATGAAAGAAGATATTAAACAAGATAAAGCTATCGTTAAAAAAGCTTTTAAAATGCATGATTCACAAGAGCATAAAGGCGGTAAAGGTACTGATTTATCTAAACTTAAAAAGGGTGGAACAGCAATGAAAAAAATGGCTGAAGGTGGGATGGGCAAAGTTAAAACTAATACTAAAGCACCTCATGGTGACGGTATTGCCGAGCGCGGTAAAACTAAAGCGATGATGCCTAAAATGGGCGGTTCTACGACCGGCATGAAAAAAGGCGGCATGGCTAAAATGAAGCGCGGCGGAAAAGCAGGTTAATATGACTACTAAAAGAAAAGTAAAACGCTACGCGGAAGGTGATGAAGTTGTCGATATGCGCGACAACGCTGATAATTCTGTTAGTGATGACACGCGCGCACGTGCAATGAGGTTTATGCAAACAGGTAAAAAAGATGATGAAGAGTCCACACCTGTAGCTAAAAAATTAACACCTATAGTTAAAAAAACGCCATCAGCCGCTAAAAAAGAAGAACCTACAAAAGAAAACTCTGGTCCTTCTATGGCTGAAACTAAAGCTAATATTTCTCGTTTAAAAAAAGAAGATAAACCACTAGAAGAAGTTCATCCAGAAGATATACTTCCTGGAGGCGGGCTATTGAAAAATTTAGCTAAAAGAGCTACTAGAATGGTTGAAAGAAAAGCAATTGAAAACGGCTCTAAAGATGCAGTTAAACAGATAGGTTACGACAAGACTGTAGCTAACCGTAGAAGTGCGGAAGGATACCCAGCAGACGAAGCTATGGCGGCTAGGAAGTCAGCAGACGATGCATTTAAAGAATCAGCAGCAAAACGCAGCGAGGCGGCTAAAAAAGGTATTGAAGCTAAATCAGACCGTACTAAATCTAGTGGCGCTATGAGCGGAGATTTTAAACCAAGCGAAATTCGTAAAGGATTTAAGCGTGGTGGTAGCGTTAAAAGAATGGCATCTGGTGGTAAATCATCAGCATCTAGCCGTGGCGATGGCATTGCCACAAAAGGTTTTACACGCGGTAAATACTGTTAATAAGGAGATTTAAATGGAACCAAAATTTGCAATGGAAAAAAGTATGGGCGAGCCACAACACGTTCATAACATCGATCACGTAGGTAAAAACTACGGTGGCGACGGATACATGCATGAGCATGAAAAAAATACTAAACATGGAGCCGGACATAAAAAATTCCATGAACATGTTAAAGCTATGTGCGGCGGAGGCTATACATCTAAGGTAAAAGGCTGATGAAAGCCAGTCGTGGTATGGGCGACATCAACCCATCTAAAATGCCAGGTAAAAAAATTATCAAGCGTAAAGACGACCCTAATGATGTGGAGATGTTTGCAAAAGGTGGAGAAGTCTGGAATAAACCACGCCCAAAAGAATTGGGGAAGCCTAAAAAGATGAATCCAGCAAAGAAAGCTAAAGCTAAAGCAATGGCTAAGGCGGCGGGTAGACCATACCCAAATTTAATTGACAATATAAGAGCGGCTAGGAGAAATAAATGAGTTTTTTACAAAAAATAGAAGATAACATTGAGCACGTATATGGAGTGTTTAAGCATATTTTGCAGCATCAAATTGATAACTTTGGCGGCGCTTGCGCTGAAACTAAAGAAGTTGTAGAAGCTATTGAAGCTCATATGGCAGTGCAAAAAGATGCAACTCCGGCTGTTGTTGCGCCTCCTACAGTAACCCCTGTAATTGAAACCACAACTACTCAATAATGGCACAAACATCTGGAACCTCATCGTTTAATTTAGATCTCACCGAGCTAGTTGAGGAGGCTTTTGAACGATGTGGTTCTCAGTTACGTTCTGGTTATGATTTAAAAACTGCTCGTAGATCCATTAATTTAATGACTACAGAGTGGGCAAATCGTGGTATTAATCTTTGGACTATTGAGGAAGAATCTATTCCTATGGTCACAGGTCAAGCGTTTTATAATGTACCAGTAGATACCGTTGATATTTTAGATATGGTTACTCGTACATCTAATACTAGCCAATCTAACCAAACAGATATTAATTTAAGTCGTATTTCTGAATCAACATATTCAACGATACCAAACAAGTTAACTTATGGGCGTCCTATTCAGTCATGGTTTAATCGCCAATCTGGTAATGCAAACCCAACAGTATATACATTGGCAGCTAATGTTACTGCGACTGATACGACTATTACATTAAATTCAACTCAAAACTTGAGGTCTAGCGGATATGTCCAGATTGACAACGAAATTATTGGTTACGCTAACATTAGCGGTAACGCTCTTTATAATTGTTATCGTGGTCAAAACGGCACTACAGCTACAACTCATTCTATCAACGCTCTAGTATCTAATCAATATCTTCCAAACATTGTTGTCTGGCCCACGCCAGACCCAGGAGGCGGACCTTATACCTTAGTTTATTGGCGTATGCGTAGACTTCAAGATGCGGGCGGTGGTGTTAATGTACAGGATATCCCATTTAGATTTATTAACTGTTTTGTAGCTGGGCTATCTGCAATGCTAAGCTTAAAAATACCCGGTACAGACCCAAATCGCGTACAGTTTTTGCAACAAGAATATGAAAAGCAGTTTGACTTAGCGGCGGCTGAAGATAGAGAAACCGCACCGATTCGGTTTGTGCCGCGCAATCTGTTTTATGCGAGATAATTATGCCAACCAAGTATGCATCTGGTAAGAATTCAATTGCGGAATGTGACCGTTGCGGACAAAGATATAAACTTGTTGAGCTCAAAAAATTAACAATTAAAACTAAACAAGTAACTATAAAAGTTTGTCCTACGTGTTGGGACCCAGATCAACCTCAGTTACAATTAGGTATGTATCCGGTTAATGACCCACAAGCAGTACGGGAACCAAGACCAGATATTAGCTATTACGCATCTGGGGTGAATGTGTTAGGGTATCCTGACGATGGTAGCAGACAGTTTCAATGGGGTTGGTATCCAGTAGGTGGATCAAGTTCTTTTGATAGAAAATTAACACCTAACGCTTTAGTTGGCGTAGGTAATGTACATAGCGTAACAGTAACAGTAAATTAGGAGATTAATATGACATACAGAAAAGCCGGAGACGGACGAGTAATTGAAAGAGGCAGAACTAATGTTGATGTTATGCCTAATGATGGACCCAAAGTAATTGATAGTGCAAAGTCAAAAGGCGGTTCTGGACTTAATGCTAAAATGAAAGCCGTTGGGCGCAATTTAGCTCGCGCGCAGAATCAAAAACCAGGGAGCAAATAATGGCTAAGATTAACAATAGACCAGCGTCTGAATACGCACCCCCACATACCATGACTGGTAAGAAAGTTACAGGTCAAGAAGCAATGGCAAAGGGTGAGTATGCTGAAGATAAAGCCGCTAAAGATGTAGATCATTTTGATCCAATTAAAAATGGCGTTGGCTATGGCAAAACTAAAGAACCTAAAACTTCAGGCATTGAAATGCGTGGCGCAGGTGCTGCAACTAAAGGAAGAATTTCAAGAGGACCGATGGCATGATTATTAATTTAGAAAATAACGAATTAGATTTTATTGTTAACGTATTAGGTGAGTTGCCAACAAAGACCGGCGCATTTGTTTTATTGCAAAAGATTAATGCTCAACGCGCTGTTCAAAGTCAACAAGTTCCTGAACCTATTATTGAAGAGCCAGCTAAGTAATGAACTATGTCCAGTTATATCAAGCGATACAAGACTATACTGAGAACACAGAAGCGCTATTTCTAGCCAATATACCTGTGTTTGTTCAGCAAGCGGAAGAACGTGTTTTTAACACGATTAACTTCCCGTCTTTACGTAAAAATGTAACTGGAACATTAACTGCCGGTAATCAATATTTATCTTTACCTGTAGATTGGTTGTCTACCTATTCGATCGCAGTTTATACAAGTGATTACACAACCGTACCATTTACTTATTTACTTAACAAAGATGTTAACTTTATTCGTGAAGCGTACCCAAATCCAACGGCTCAAGGTACGCCAAAGTACTATTCTATTTTTGGACCAACTTATTCTAATCAAACAGAATTAAGTTGTCTTTTAGGTCCAACACCAGATCAATCATATAATGCGGAGTTGCATTACTTTTATTACCCACCATCAATTGTGCAGGGTATTATTACTGGGATTGGTTCTTTAACTGGCGGATCTGGCTATACATCAGGTACATATGAGAACATAGCTGTTACTGGTGGATCCGGACAAAACGCAACTTGTACATTAACTATTTCTAATGCTGGCATTGTTACATCTTTTACGATAAATAATGGTGGTCAATTTTTTGTTGTTGGAGATACTATTAGTATTAACGCGGCGAGTATCGGTACAGGATCAGGTTCAGGGTTTTCCACTACAGTAGCATCGGTTAATAATTCGACAGGAACTAGCTGGTTGGGTGACAATTTCGATCCAGTTTTGCTTTATGGTTCTATGCGCGAAGCCATGCTATTTATGAAACAAGAAGCTGACTTAGTTAAATATTATGATGACAAATATTCTGAAGCATTAATGCTCGCCAAACGTCTTGGTGATGGTCTTGAGCGTGGTGATTCTTACAGAGATGGTCAAACTAAATTGAATACAAATATTAAAGGCAATGCCGCTATATGATTATTCAAGGACAAACTACGCAATTTAAAGTTAATTTATTAAGTGGGCTAGAAAACTTTGCCGTGGGGACGCCATATGTTTATAAAATCGCTCTTTATAACGCTAATGCTAACCTTAATAATACTACCACCACTTATTCATCAACTAACGAAGCAACAGGAACAGGATATACGGCAGGTGGAAAGGTGTTGGTTATATCTAATTATCCTACAGCTGACACTGCTAATAATATCGCTTGGATTTCTTTTGCTAACGTAACATGGACAGGAAGCATTACCGCAAGGGGCGCTTTGGTTTATAATAGCACTACCGGAGCGGCGTGTTTTGTGTTAAATTTTGGTAATGATATTACCAGCTCAAATAGTTTTACCGTAACCTTTCCCACACCGGGATCAACTACAGCAGTAACAACAATTTCTTAGGAGCAGATATGATTAATGAATTTGGAAGCTGTGGCGATAACGCTGTAGCAAATTGGGGGACAAGCGTTACTATTCCTGAAGGTATGGGAGTAGCAGGACATTATCATGTTGAGTGTCGCGATGCTCAAGGCAATTTAAAGTGGGAAGAAAAGTTTCCTAACTTGGTAGTTGCTGTTGGTAAACAGTTAATGCTTGATACATTGTTAAAAGGCTCTTCATACTCTGTAACAGGTCCATTTCTCGGTTTAATCGGCAACTCAACTACATTCCTTGCCGCAGATACAATGGGTTCGCATACTTGGACTGAGTTTGTTAACTATACAGTTAGTGGTTCAGCAGTTCGTGGGACAGCAGTATTTGCCTCTTCTACATCATCTGGTTTAAGTCCTTCTAACGTGACTACCTCAACAGCCTCTTCAATTACTTATACGATTACTGGCGCAGGTGGTACAGTTTATGGATGTTTCTTAGTTACAGGTTCAGGCGCTGTTAATACACAAAGTTCTACTGCTGGCGTCTTGTATTCAGAAGGTAACTTTGCAACTGCTAAAACAACAACCGCTGGCGATACTGTTGCTGTAACATATAGTACAACCGCAACAAGTTAAGGAGTCCTAAATGGCTCTAGTAGTATATGACCGAGTACAAGAGTCTACGGCTACCACAGGTACGGGTTCAATAACCCTTGGTGGTGCTGTAACAGGCTATCAATCCTTTGCCGTAGTCGGTAACGGAAACTTGGTCTACTACACCATTTTAAATGGCAATGCATGGGAAGTTGGTATTGGAACATATTCGACCACTGGTCCAACCCTAGCAAGAACCACAGTACTATCTAATTCAAACGGGAATACTTCCCCAATTTCATTGTCAGGGTCATCTTTTGTATGGTGTGATTATCCATCCGAAAAGGCAGTTTATTACGACAATAATGGCACTTTAACCATTGGTTCAACACTTGGTTATTCCGACACAGGGATTATTGCTTCGTTTGCATCGACTGTTGCAGGATATAACCAAGTTATTTTCCAAAACAAAAGCAGTAATTCAAGCGCATCTTCTAATTTAAACGTATCAAATGATGCCGCTACTGCAACTGCGGGGTATGCTGAGTTTGGTATTAACTCAAGTACATTTACAGGCTCAGGATCATTTAACCTTGCTGGCGCCTCTTATCTAGCATCTGCATCTACAGACTTAGCCATTGGTACGTATGGTGCGTATAACATCCACTTTGTAACTAATAGCAATACAACTGATGCAATGACTATCTTTAATGATGGTGGTGCGTCTCTTGGTGGTCTTGGCGACCCCGGCATAGGAAACGTGGCAGTTAATAACGCAGTTGTAGGGTTTACAGCAATTACATCATCTGCTACAGCAGTTTCATTATTGGCAAGTTCCACTCAAGTTCAAGCAGTGATAGGTTCAGTAGCCCAAAGAATTAACTTACCACAAGCAACAACCTTACTTAAGGGAACTTTTTATACCATATCAAATGCATCAAGTGCAAACGTAACGGTATATGACAATTCGGGAACATTACTTGAAACAATTACACCGGGTGGTGCGGCACAGTTCTTATGCACATCAAATGCGACAAGTGCAGGTACATTCGGTATTCGTGTGTTTGCCGCATCTAACGTGCAGTGGGGTAATACCGCTTTAAATTACACAGGAAATATTACAGGTGCGACTTGGAATGGTGTAACAATTGGTACAGGTTATGGTGGCACAGGTCTTACTGCATTTAGTTCAGGAACAAATGCTTTATATTCAACATCAACAACTAACTTAAGTTCGGGAACATTGCCTCCTGCGGCAGGTGGAACAGGCGTAACAACCACCCCATCAAACGGTCAATTGTTAATTGGTAATGGCTCTAA